ATCATAATCACCGCAACCATAAACGACCATATCGCCATTCAAACTACGAATAGCGATAGCAGTAATTGGTTCAGTAGCTTTATATGGATCTGGAAAACCATTTTCTGATCCGACCTCAATATCGATAATACTTATTTTGAGTTCATCGATATTCCAGTCAATCATTCCTGGTTGTGTTTCAGCAATGAAGGCATATTCAAAACTAGAGTTAGCAAATATTTTAAAGTTTTGTACATCTTCATATTTTTTGGCGAAATCTCGAGCTGAACGCATATTCTCAAACTTTTTAGGTTCGAGAGTATCTCCAGAGAGCGTTTTCCATTCTGTGTTTTTATTGCCGGGCAAAAACAAAGTCGGAGCGTATTCGATTTTCATCTTAACTCTCCGACCGTTCTTTACACCTCGAAACAGAATATTACTTCCGTATGTTGATACGTTGGTGTAGTATTGTTTCATTTAAGAAATGCTAGATGCGATTTGAATACCCGATCCAAAAATTCTGTTATATTGATTTTCAAGGTCAACAATTGGACTATTGATAGTAAGAATATCACTATTTTTTATTACAATTCCAGTTTTAAATTCTTCACTATACTCTAAGAAAGGAGAGAAAGCAATACCACCTTCTTGATTGGAAGCTGATGGAGGAATAGAAACCACTTGCACAGGTTCTTTTATAATAACACCGATATCACCCTCATCTAAAACTTTTGCTAACACCGTGTGATTTGTTTTGAATGTAATTAATTTTATTGTCATTATACTTTGATCTCCATTTTAGAATCATATACATCAAGCGTCAGCCAACGCTTGGGAAAGAGCATCTCTCTACCCACAAAGTCTTTCATATCATAGGTTGGATCATCAACCAAGCCAATGAGCTCAACCTTATCATCATAATCCCGATAAAAGAGATCATACTTATAAGCCTTAGGAAGTTTTGTGTTATCACTCAACAGTTTTTTGATTACTTCGTTTAGCATTTATTGCTCCTCACTTATTAATAAATTTAGTAAAATCTGGTGGTTGCCAACCTTCGGGTTTCAATATCTTACCATCTTCTCTTTTTAAAATCTTCTGAGTTTTCCTATCAATCTTTCTTAGATTACTTAAGGCACCCTCATCCCAGATTCTTTCACAACTCCAACCTCTAGATAACATATAACCAACGATGACCCATATTGTATCAAAACATGCGTCAATTGTCAAGACATCATCGGTTAATTGCCTAGCATCTAATAGTTCTTGGTATTCTTCTCTAATCAAATTCAAGTACAACTCTGCCTGTTCGTTATTATCTTTACCAACAGTTTGTTCTCCAGCCAGCATAAACGTTGCCACATCCGTGAATACTTTAGTCATAGTATTTTCCTCATTTCAGATTCATAAGTTCTTTGCCTCAATTCAGAAGAACTAAATCTATGTGTCCTTGAATTATAATATGTTTTTATTCCTCTTACATCACATATATCTTTTCCTGTTAAATGTTTATCTTTATATTCTTCACCACAAATTCTGATAGTGATAGGAAGAAACATTAACAAATCTTCTAAATCTTTTTCCGTTTCATACACAATAATCTCATCAACAAATTCAACAGCAGATAATTGGACAAACCTTTCTACGATACTTTGAACTGGTTTATTTTTTGTTCCTGGTCTATCAACGGTTGGATCAGTTTGTAATCCTACAATTAGATAATCACAAATTTGTTTACATTCTGCAAGCATCAATATATGACCTGCATGAAGAAGGTCGAAAGTAGAACAGGTAAAACCTACAGGTTTTCCTATCATATTATCGGGTAACACTAACATATTTTTCACCTTATTTTAATTCTGAAGAATATAGTCATCTGAAATTTTCATCACCTTTATACCACACTTTTCTAAAAATTTTAAACCACTATCATCTCTGTACGCTTCTTTATAAAAGACTCTAATTATTCCAGATTGGTGTATAAGTTTAGCACAATGAATACACGGAGCATGAGTGACAAATAGATAAGAACCTTCTGTTGAATTTGTAGATTTGGCTACTTTAGAAATGGCATTTGATTCTGCATGAATAACTTCATCTTTTGTGATCAATTTATATCTTTTGCCACGATCTTCATATGGCCACTGTTGTTCTATTTCTTCAACATTTAATTTATCTACATTATCAACTGGCATGTATTCTTTTTTTTCACAGGCGTTTATCCAACCTGATGGCATGCCGTTGTAACCTATACCTATGATCGTATCTTCTTTGACAATAACAGCACCAACTTTCAATCGTTCAGCTGAAGATAACTGAGCATAAACTTCAGCCACTTTCATATGAGCCCGAATGAACTTTTGTTTCATTCTTCAGTCTCAGCCTGAACAATTTTAGTTTTGTGTTTTCTTTTTTCTCTAGGTGGTTCAACTGATCCTAAGATAATGCCCCATGTTTTAAGTTGCTTTTACTTCTTTTTTGTTTTCTTGAAGAAGTGTTGGCTCAAAGAACTTTAGTTCACTTCCAATTTCAATACGTTTTGGTTTCTTATGTTCTGGAATAACATTGATAAGACCAATACGTAAAATACCATCTTTGATTTCTGAACTATGTACTTCAACAGTATCAGCAATGGTAATATTTTTAGTGAATGAACGTGTAGCAATGCCACGATGTAGATATGTAGCTTGACCCATATCTTCATTCTGTTTCATTCCTACAATCTTTAATGAACCCTCTTGTCTTGTAATTTCAATTTCATCTTTCGAGAAACCAGCTACAGCTAGTTCAACGATATAACGACTATCATCAACTTTAATAATATTATGGTGTGGGAAAGTTGAAGGCTTTACTTCTTCACCCAACATTTTTTCCACATCACGTAGAAAATTTTCAAAACCAAGAGTTTGATGGAACAAAGGTCCAAAAGCAATACGTCCTACTGTCATATATTTCTCCTTAAATAAGCAAGTTAATAAAAACGTGACCCGTTAGGCATCACGACTCTTTGGCGACCACAAATGCTTGTCGATTCACCAAAAAAGTTCTTTGAGGATTTAATTTTTGAAAGACACGAATAAATTCATTGGTGCCCTCTCTAACAAAATCATCGTAATCTCTAGTATATACTTCTTCTTTAGTATATTTGTTTACTAAACGTGTAATCTTTTCTTTCATTTTTTATCACCATAATCTATATTATATAGTAACTCTTTAAAAAAGTCAAATGAATTTTAATCTTTTTCTTTTTTACCTATGTTATACTTAGGTATAAGTTCCCAATCATCTTTTTCTTTAAAAGAAATAATTTTAATTTGATGTATCGGAGCCAGATTATCTTCAATTACTTTTCTATTTAAAATCTTAACTAAACCCCATTCTTCAAGTAAATTGGCAATCGCATTACGTCTTTGTATATCATTCTCAGTAATGTTTGATGGTTTACCATCAAGTGCAAATAACTCTTTAAAATGTACGATATAGTACTTACCTTGTTTATGCAATATATGGCAAGATTGGTATAACACTTTTTCTTTTCTGGAAGAAACTCCAATTCTAGTTAGAGTTTCTCTCACTTTCAAAAAATCATCTTGTTCCTGCAACTGCACTTCTACGAATTTATTAATATCTACCATGTCATTTCCTCAATCCACCAGTTTCTATTTTTTGTTTTAGGAATTGAATTTGTTCTTTGCTCAGTAGACGTAAAACTTCTCTGGCTTTCGTGGATGAAAGGTTATAGACTTGTTGTATACATTCTATATCTTCACTTTTTTCAGATTTAGCCCACTTCGCAAAAGGCCTCTTTCTTGACCTTATGGTATTTAGTAAAAAATCATTCTGCATCTTTTTGTCGATGAAGTGTCTAGAATTCATCTCATTTGCAAACATTAAGCAGTCCATATGGTAGGATAGACTGCGATTAGTCAGAAATGGAGAATATTCCTTCTCAGTTACTTCATCGACAATTAGATTCTTTTTACCTTGTAGAATCTGGTTTACATAATCGAACGGACTCATCAGTAGAACCCAATTTTAGTTTCAACCTTCGGTGTCTTATTTTGAGAATGAAAGATTTCTGCAAGAGAGTAATCACCTTCAGATTTTTTGTTAAATTCAACTTTGAATTTCTTAGCAATCTTCTTAGCTTGTTCTTCATTATAATTTTCAAAATGAAGAATATCAAAGCAACGACCAGCACGAATCAAAGCAGGATCAATATCTTTTACAGATGGTAGGTTGGTAGAGAAAATTAATTTCTTACCTTGAATGCCTACAAGACCATCGCCTACGTTTAGGAAACG